ACTTCTGGTCCCCCCGGAACCAGCCGGGCAAGCCCTGCACCGCGAAGGTGTCGGGCTTGGTGGCCATGAAGCCGAAGTTCGCCGGGATGGCGCGGTCGGGCAGCACGAACAGGCCACGCCCGTCCATCGCCTTGACGAAGCTCTCGCGGGCGAGGGAGGAGGCGAACTCGCCGTCGCGGACGTAGAGATCGTTGGCCTCGGTGTCGGCGAGGTACTGCTCGACGAAGCCGTCGTAGTCCAGCATCAGGCTGGGCGGGTCGCGCTCGCCGCCGCCGTCACCCGCGATGTCGCCGCTCCCAAGCGCGTCCTCGGCCTCCCCGATCTTGCGGGTGTTGGCGAGCAGCTGGCGACGCATCGCCTGGAGGAGTTCGTAGAGCCCTGGGTTCCCCATCTGCGGAACGTCAGGCAGCGAGATCATCTTCATGACGCGAGCAGTTCCTCAATCGTCGTCGCCATGTGCAGCGACCGGACGTTGATGTTCCCGAGGATGGAGACCTCAAGCTCGCGGGATTTGAAGGCCGGGATGCGGATCGGGTTCAGGTTGAGCGGCTGCAGGTTGGCGCGCACCTCGCCGTCGTCGCCCCACAGGATGACCTGCACGGTGCGCCCGGTGGCCAGCGAGGGCAGGTTGTGCAGGATCGAGCCGTTGATGTCCCAGGCGTGGATCGGCACGGCGTTGATCGCGCCCAGTAGGTCCTGGCCATAGTGGGCGGTGTTCCAGGCGATGGCCTCGGCGCGCTCGGCCTCGTAGCTGGCCGCGTCGCCCAGCTGGTCGTAGTCGGCGTCCAGCCGCAGCAGGCTGAAGGTCTGAGCCCGGTCGACGAAGAACCGCTTGGACTTCCACTCGTAGCTCAGCGGCTGCGCCGCATCGGCATCGACTTGGTAGACCTTGTGGTCGATGCCATCGACGTAGAACAGGAAGCCGTTCCTGGCGTCGGTGTGCAGCGCGCTGGCGGGCAGCTGCATGAAGCTCAGCGCGGGCGGGTCGTTGCGCGCCACGATCACGGCGCGCGGCGGGCTCTCGTCTGGGAACACCCCGAAGTAGCGCCCCTGCAGGATGGCCGCCTTCATGGTCACCGGGATCAGCGGCCGCCACTCGTCGGCGGTGAACAGTTCGTTGGTCACAAGTCCGCGCGTCGCGGCCGACAGCAGCACCAGCCCGTTGGGGCTGGCGTAGACGATGCCATCCTCGTCGGCGGCGATGGTGCTCTTGCCGACGCACGGCTCCTGCAGCGGCACCCGCTCGACGTACATCTCGCCGGGCACGCCGCCGTGGATGAAGAAGGGCGTCGTCCCGGTCATCACCGCGATGGACGAGCCGAGCACGCCCAGGCCGACGATCTTCATCACCGGGATGGTGATGGCGAAAGCCAGCGGCCACGCGTGCGGGTAGTAGGGCACCGAGAAGTAGACGGTGTTGCCGACGAACCCGGCCAGTGAGCCGCCGGGCAGGGCGACCAGACCGATGAGGTTGTCGGGCGGCGGCGACCAGCCACCGGTCGGCAGCACCTCGCCCAGTTGCGCGACGGTCAGGTCGTCGTCGAAGGGGGTGGCGGGGCCCTCGTGCACGAACTGGTAGCTCTCGGTCGTCTCCCCGATCACCGTGCGGTAGATGCGCACGGAGGTGATGTTCAGGCCGGACGACGGCCAGCCGCCAAACCCGGAAACGGTGACCGTCGACCCGACACTGGGCACGTCGATGGATGACGGGGGCGACGGACCGCTTTCGACCTGCACCCCGCCGAAGGTCTGCACAATCGTATACACGTAGGCGCGGGTCTCGATGAGGCCGGTGCCGGACACCTTCAACACCAGGGTCGGCGCAACGGTCGGGGCAGGCACCCCCATCGGCATGGAGGCGGCCGGGTAGGGCTCAGCCCCGCCGGTCGCCAGCGCCCAGTTGGACTTCTTCGGCGCACCGTCACCCGTGTAGTAGAACCGCGTCTCACCCGTGGTGTCGGCCCCAGGGCTGATCGCCACGTCCACGTCCGTGGTCCACAGCAGGAAGGCCGTGGCTCCGGTCGAGTGGAACAGTCGGTAGATCGTCTGGTAGTTCGCGGGCGGCGCGTTGGTGTCAGGCGCGAGCTTGGGTCCTCGCCAGAAGCGAAGCTCCTTGGAGTACAGCTTCACGTTCGAAGCGATCTGCGCGAACTGCTCCCCCATCAGGGTCGGCGACATACGCGGGATCAGACCGTCGAACCCGAGGACCCGGATCGCCGACATGGACCTACTTCTTGGACTTCGGGTCGGGCTGGATGGCGTCCTCGACCTCGACGTGATCCTCGATTTCGAGGGTGTGGATCGTCGCCTCGACCTCGACGCCGATCTCGGCGGCGATGAGCTTGGCCTCGTCGCTGTCGGCCACGATGAACAGGCCCTGCACGTCCTTGCCGACCAGCACGTTCTTGCCTGAGCGATGGACGATCAGCTGACCGCCGACGCTTTCGCCGCCGAGCTTCTTGAGGGCGTCCTCGAACTTCATAGGTCTTCTCCTATCGAGCGGCGGCGGGTGCCGACGCGGTATGCCAACGCTTAGGTGGGCAGGTTAGTTGGCGATGATGGTGACGTCCCCTGTCGCGACCGCGCCCAGACTGTCGGTAACCGTGACCCTGTACACCGCCTCGCGGTGGTCTGACGTCTGAAACGACCACCACACCTCGGCCACGTTGGGCGGGGTCATGCCCCAGAGGGCGGCCGGGGTGCCGGACACCCATGTCCAGGCGTAGGTGAACGGCGGCGTGCCGTTGAGGGTGACGGCCAGGGCGTGCTCGATCAGGCCGACGTCCGGCGCGGCGGGCGGCGCGTTGCCCGCCACACCCAGGCAGGGGTTGGGGGCGACGTAGACCGACAGCGGGCCGGGCGGGATGACCGGCGGCGGGTCGACGACGCCTCCGGTCGCCGTGCCGTGGTGCCCTGCGGCGGCTGTGAGAATGCCGCTCATGACAGGTTGAACCCGTAAATCCACCAGTTCGCGCCATCCATCTTCTCGACGACGGCGCTGCCGGGGGAGGTCAAGGTGCGCGGCCCGGTCGCGCCGCCCGGCATCCAGCGCAGGGTGACGCCCGCCGCAGGCGAGATGGTCACCGGGCCGGAGCCCTCGCGGTTCACCAGCTTGACGAGCGAGCCGATCAGCAGCGGCACGGCGGTGTCGTCGGGGATGAACCACGTGTGTGCGCCTGCGGTGTGCAGCACCTGTCGGCCGCTGTCGTCGAGGATCAGGGTGTAGTTGGCGTTCTGCAGGGTGGGCGGCAGGCCCCGGTAGCCCGCCGAGGCCACGGTGCCGTCCTGCCGCTCGGTCAGGAGATAGCCCAGGTTGGTGTTGTCGACCGTCAGTCCCAGCTTGGTGGCGTTGGTCCAGCCGATGAACACCTTGTTCGTTATCTGCCCGACGCCGCCGCCCTGCTGCACCGGATAGAAGCCGAGGTTGCCGGACGCCGCCCCGGCGGCCAGCTGGCTGGCGTCGACCGCGCCTGGGGTCAGGTGGACGCCGAACACCGAGGCGTTCGCCAGCTTCGCCCCGTTGACCGCCCCGTTCGCCAGCATGGCGGTGGTGATCGACCCGGCGGGTATTTGGCTGGGGTCGATCACGCGGTCGCGGATGGCGTTCAGCGCCCCTGCGGTCAGCCGGTGCTCGCACTTCTCGCCTGCGCCGAGCGCGCGGGCCACGGTGCCCTCCTGGCCGCGCAGCACGGTCAGGGTGTCGGCGGTGCGCGCGGTGCAGCGGACGATCTCGATGTTGTTCGAGACGTCCACGATGGTCATCGCGAACCACTCGTTGGCCCCCGGCGAGGGGAACTTCGCGCCCTGCCCGGCGGTCAGCGTCAGGGCGATGGCCGAGTTGCTGTAGGCGGCGGCCAGGGTGCCGACCGCGTTGTTGCTGAAAAGGGGCCCTGCCATGGCGCTACCCGACCGTGACGGTCCACGTCACGTTGAGGATATCCAGCGCCCCTTTGTTGATCACCGCGTAGGTGGTGCGCACCAGCATGGTCCCGGCCGCCGCCGCGTTGAGGATGCCCGCCTCGGCCAGCGCCCCGGTGCCGACGCCCGCGCCGAAGGTGGCGGTGTAGGTGACGATGGCGGCCGCCACGACGGTATTGGCCAACGCCACGCGGGCGGCCTCGGCGGCCAGGGCGACGTCGCCGATCACCGGAGCGGTGGCTCCGGTGCCCACCGCCATGTGGGTCATGGCGGTCGCGGTGGCGTCCTTCATGCGGCTGGCGATGAAGTTCTTGCCGCTGGTGACGACGAGGTTGTCGACCTCCCAGCGTTCCTCGCTGCCGTCAGGGTGCAGCAGCTGGAACTCCACCCGCCCCTTCATCTCGATGGTGTCTTCGATCTCAGGCATGGGGGAGGCTCCTGTCGAGCGTCCGGGGACGCTACGCGCTGGGGGGTGGGGGTGCAACGTCACCCCCGCAGTTCGATGCCGTTGATGAAGGCGTAGGTCGCACTGCCTCCAGTGATAGTCACCGCGCCCGCTGCGACACCTGTAAGACGATCCGCGATCAGGTTCTGATACGTGCCGTCGATCACCGTGTCATAGCGTTCCGTCCACCCTGCTGGAGGCACGAGATCAGGGCTGCCCGACATGTGCGCCATCATGACCTGCCCCTTGCAGGCTGCATTGGGCGCAGGCCACGTCATGGAGTACGGAGGGCCGGAAGCGTCAACGCCGACAACCCTCGCGACCGACGTGCAGTTACGGTAGATCGCGTACTGAGTACTAGCGGTGTCCCCGGTAACAACTATATCGGTCAAGGTGTCGAGGATTTTCCAGGCCCACGAGGCGGGATAATTGAATATTCCGTACCATGAATAGTTGCTCTGTGCCCAACCTGTGCCGGTCAACCCGGTGATGGTGCCGTTCGGCGACGCCACCATGATCACGTCACCGATCTGAGCCCCACTCGTCGACACCGGGATACTGTTGGCGGCGAGCACCGCTCCAGCCGCGACAAGGGTCGGGTTCGATACGCCGTGGCCAGTGAACCCGAGCGGCCTCATGCGACGAGGTCCCCGACCAGTAGCCATGTATCGGCAGCCATCTGGGTGAGCGACGCACCAGAGTAGAGCCCGGCCAGCTTGCGCTTGTTACCCGCGCTGGCGAGCACGACCCCTGCCCCAGGAGCGACGGAAACCTGCCCCGCCCCCCACTGTGCAAGGTCGATCCGGCAGCCAACCGGGAAGGCGACCGAGGAGTTCGGCGGGATGGTGACGGTGTTGGGCGTCGCGACGGTCGGAAAGATCAGCTTGCCCTGATCGCCCAGGACCAGCGTGTAGTTCCCGCTCGGCTGACCCATCGCCCAATAGCGCCCACGGGGCTCCACCCCGTCGTTGAAGCCCAGGCCGTAGAAGGCGATGTCACCGCCGATTATAAGGGCGGCCCCCACTGAGACGTTGCCGTTCGCGCGGTTGATCGTCAGCGCCGTCGCAAGATAGGTCCCGGCGTTGTCGTAGCGGTTGAGAACGAAGTCGAGCCCAGCGTTGCCAGCCGCTTCGGCTCCGTTCAGGGCGCTCACCCACCGCGTGTTTCCAGCGCTGGTGTTGTAGTTCACCTGCCCAAGGTGAAGTTGAAGAACCCCTGTGACGCCTAGGCCAGCGGCGGCGTTTATGTAGCCCCCGGAATAGATACCAGCGCCGAAGATCGCCAAGCCATCCGACCGGCGAACAGTGAGCGCCGTCGCAAGGAACGCCCCGGCGTTGCTGTAGCGGGTAAGAACCCAATCCGACCCTACGTCGCCCGCCGCTTCACCGCCGCTAAGCCCCATCGAAACACGGGAACCCCCCGCTGTGTTCTGTAAAGTAAACGCAGAACGCGTATAGACATTACCAACGGTAACAATGTCGCCGCCAATGACCGTAGTCCCATTAATGTTCACCTGACCAGTCGCTCGGTTAATAGCCAGCGCCTGCCCCAAATAAGTACCGTCATTCGCGTGGCGCTGGAACGTAAGGTCGTTCCCGGCGTTACCCGCGCCTTCTGCGCCGCCCATGTAAATGGCCCAGCGCGAGGCGGCGGCTGCAAACGAGTTACCCGCGTTGAAGGACAGCCCCGCACCGTTGCGGGTGGTGAACCAGCTATTAGGGTCCCACTTCGCCGAGGTCAGGGCGCCATCAACGACCTTAGGCCCGGTGACCGCGCCGTCCGTGATCTGCGGCGTCCCGACGGCGTTCAGCACCGCCAGCGCGCCCAGCCCGAGGTTGTTGCGGGCGGTCGCGATGTCGATCAGGTCCGACAGGTTGTTCGCCCGCAGCATGTCGCCGAAGCCCTTGCCGCCAAGCTCGGTGTTGAGGTTGACGAAGTTGGCGTCCAACTCGGCGTTGGTGAGCGGGGAGCCCTTGCCTGCGCGGGTGGTGATCGCTGCCATCAGAAGACCCTCTGCGCGCTGACGTAGTCGACCGGGGTGAGCATGTAGTCGGCTGCGGTGTAGTCATGATGCTGCAGCGCGCCGCTGTCGATGACGGCCACCGCGTCGGCGAAGACAACCGTCAGGTTCAGGTTGCGGCTGAACGCATCGCTCATCACCACCGCGTCGGCGAGGTCGAGGGTGAAGATGTTGAACCCGACCCCTGGGGTGAACACGTCGCTCATCGCCACGGCGTCGGCGAAGTTGAGCGCGTAAGTCGCGCTGGTCACGACCGCGTCGGTCACCACCACGGCGTCGGCGAAGGCCCGCTGGATGACCGCGCTGGTCGCGGCGACGTCGGTCACCACTACGGCGTCGGCGAAGGCCCGCTCGATGGTCAGCTGCTGGGCAGCCACGTCGGTCACCACCACGGCGTCGTTGAACACCACGTTGTAGACGACCTGCAGCGCGACCTCGTCGGTGACCACCACCCGGTCGGCCATGCGCAGCGGGCCGTCGGGGTCCAGCCAGACGCGGAACTCCAGCAGTTCGCCCTGCACGACGTAGCGGATGCGCGGCGGCGGCGTGTAGTCCACCAGGGCGCGGAACTCCACCTCGCTGCCCTGCACGACGGCGCGCGTGCGGTCGCGCACCACCGTCGCCATCAGAAGTCCTCCCGCACCCGCATGTCGAGGCGGGGGAACAGCGAGAAGCGGTTGTCCGGCCCGTAGATCACCTCGACCTCGCCCAGGTAGCGCCCGGCTGGGAGGCTGAGGTTGCCGGGGTCGAAGAAGAACCGCACCCGGCCGCCCGATCCTGGCGTTGGGTACTGGGAAAGGTCGGCCTTCACGAGGTCGGCCTGCAAGGTCCCCGGCAGCAGTTCGCCGCTCAACTCGAACAGCACGAGGCTGTTGCCGATGGCGGTCACCCGCAGCATCACCGCCTGCGCCGTCGAGATGTCGAGCGGGCCCTGCGGCTGGTGCAGCTGCAGATAGATGACGGGGCGCGTGTCCCCCTGCACGAGGTGGATGCGGCTCATACCCAGGGCCTCAGTTGCACGGACTGCACGGCCCTGGTGTGGTCGCGCATGCGTCGCGCCTTGGCCTCGTAGACCCCGCCGTAGAACCGCCCCCAGAGCATCGGCGCGGACTGCGGGTCGTAGTAGGGCTGGCCCGCCGTCTCCACCAGCCGCGCGCGGGCCCCGTAGGCCAGCGCCTCGGCGTAGTAGTTGAACACCGTGTCGTCGATCTCGGAGGCGTCGGGGGTGGGCTGCACCGCGCAGAGGATCAGCATCCGGCCGAAGGTCTGGATGGCGGCCGCGTCCGGCCCGTCGATCAGGCAGATGTCGAGCGGGCTGATCTGGGTGTAGCAGCGCGGCGAGCCGACCCTCGCCACCCAGCTGCTGCCCCACAGCTGGTCGGCGCGGTCCTTGGTGACCGGCGGCAGGACACCCTGCCGGTTCTCGATCTCCACCCGCATGACCGTGGCGGGCAGGGTGTCGGGCGGGGTCTCAAGCTCGTAGATCGACTGCCCGTCGATCAGGGTGACCGGCTCCAGCATCTCCTGCTGCCACAGCGTCTGCTTGTAGAACTCGATGGCGGCGAAGCGCGCCGCCACCACGGCGGCCGGGGCGCTGCAGTCGCGCACGAACGGCAGGATCATGGGGGTCAGGTCGATGATCGCGGTCATGCGGCGGCCCCCTTGTCGGCGAGGTCAGTGGGGCCCAGCTGCTTGTTGGGGCTCTCGGCCAGCACCGCGTCGGTATGGCCCTGGGTGAACATCTGGAACAGCTGCAGGTACATCTGCGCCTTGTCGTTGCCGCCCGCGTAGTCGGTGTCCTTCTGGTGGGCGCGGAACATCACGTAGTCGAACAGCGCCGTCTGGTAGAGGTCGGGGATGGTCATCGTGTCGGCCAGCGTGGTGAAGTCCGCCGGGTTCTGGGCGCGGCTGACGTCGATCTGGCCGCCGCCGGTGGACGGCGGGTAGACGTAGAAGGTGCGCGGCTGCTTGGGGTCGTAGACGTAGTGGAAGATCACGTCGCTCCGGCGCGAGGCGTGCCAGTTGGGGTCCGTGCGGTCGATGTTCTCGCGGCTGATGACGGTGATCGCCCGGCCGGGCGTCGCGCCGTCGGCCCCCAGGTTGCGCTTCACGTCGAGCAGCATGAACGCCCCGGCCGGGAGTTGCTGCTTGGTGCCCGCTACGAGGGCCATAGGGCCGCTCACCTCACCCAGCGCAGGGTCCATGGCCACCAGGGTCCGCTGGCCGTCAGAGAGCCACAGGAGGAGTTCGTCGTCGAGCCACCGCTTCTGGGTCAACTCGTCGATCAGCTGCTTGCGGACCCGCGTGATGATGGTCTGCGCCGTGATGGCCATGTGGGACCTCTACGCTCAGTCTGCAGGGCCAGGAGGTTTATCCATCGTGGATAAACCTCCAGGCCCCGATGCGTCGGCCCCGATCCTACTTGTCCACGAGCGCGATGGCCCAGCTTTCCGGCTTGATCATCTTCTTGCCGAACACGTTCAGACCCCGGACCAGCTGCCCGAAGTCGTTCGGGTTCTGCAGGCTCTCGGTCTTGGTGATCTGCGCGGCGAAGGTCAGCGCGGACTGGTGACCGGCGATGATCACCCGGCGCTTGAGCGCCCCGGCGTTGGCCGACCCGTCGGGGTTGAACCCGGCGGCCGCCTTCGGCAGCTGGTTGGACAGGTAGATCGTGAAGCGGTCGATGACGCCGAGCTTGCCGTTGCGCAGGATGCTCTTGTCGTCGCCGGTCAGGTAGGCCTGCTGCAGCGGCGACTGCATCAGGCGCAGCCGGGTGGCGGGGTCGATGACCAGCCACCGCTCGGTGTCCGGCACGTTCTGCTCGTCGAGCACCGAGGCGAGGCCGAGGATCACGTCGAGGATTTTGGTCGGGGCGGTCGACAGGTCCACCGGGGCGGTGTCGGAGCCCAAGACGATGGTGCCGGAGATGACGCCAGCGGTGTTGCCCTTATTGGCGGCCGCGCCGTTGTTGTACTCCTCCAGCAGGATGAGCTTGTCGATGGCGATGGCCATCTGCTTGCTCGCGTCGTCGGTGAACATGCTCATCAGGGCGGGCTTCGCCTGATGTTCCAGCACGTCGCTGACGTTCACGCCGAAGTACTTCGCCCGGTCGATGGGCAGTTCGACCGTGTTCGGCACCGGCACTTGGTAGTTCAGGTTCTGGCCGACCGTGTAGTCGGAGATCGAGATCGTCGGGATGTTGTTGATGATGATGCTGTCACCCATCCCCTTGATCTCGCCTTCGTACGCGGTGTTGGCGATCTCACCGAAGATGGTGGTCAGGTAGAACTTCACGTTCAGCTTGCCGGACCACAGCTGCGGAATGAAGGTCCGCGAGTAGGCAGGGGCGGTCTGGAACGGAGGTTGGACGGGAACGGGCATGGCGGAAGTCTCGCGCTGGAGGGGGGCCTAGGGCTCCCCTCCAGCCGCCCGCCTAGCGGACGCGACCTTCGGCGAGAGCCCTGTCGATGTCGGCTTCGATGCGCTGGGCTTCGGCCTGCTGACCCCGGTACACGCCCCGCGCCACGTCCTTGTAGAAACCGTCCATCTCAGCGATGGACCAAATCTTCTGGCCGTCGTCGGGGGTGATCGCGGGAGCCGAACGGGACTGACCCGGCGACACCTGTGACGCGAGTTCGTCCTGCGGCGTGACGGGTGGAGGCGGGAGCGGGGCAGGGGGTGTGGCCTTGGCGAGGTACTGGTTGAAGACCTTGGCCGTCCGGTCCGCGTCGAACGCGTAGTAGGCGGTCTGGAGGATTTCGTTGCGGATGAGCCCACTGAACTCGTCGGCCTGCAGCAGCCACGTCTTGAAGTCGTCGCTGGCGTCGATGGCCTCGTAGTTGGGCACCACCTTCAACAGGTCGGTGAAGTAGGTCGCCCGGCGCTCCTCCGCGACGTTTCCCGTCACGGTCTCAACCTGCTTCGACTGGGCCGCCATCTGCTTGCGCAGGTCCGCGATCTCACCTGTTAGTCGGGCCTTCTCCCCCGCGTCGGTCTCGCGGACCACGCGGCGCATCAGGTCGATCAGGTCGTCTCCGTAGGTTTCGGTGTCGTCGGCCGTGATCAGCGTCTGGCCTTCGGGCGGAGCAGCGGCAGGCGCGGGCGTCGGTGTCGCAGCGGGGGCGGCCTTCAGGTCCTCGATCTGCTGGGTGAGGTTGGCGACTTGGCTCCGTAGCGACGGGACCTCGGCGTTGTACTTCCCCTGCAGGGTCTGGAACTTGTGCTGCCAGTCGTCTGCGGCCGGTGTCGGCGCGGGCGGCGGCTCTGCCGAAGGCTCAAGCGCAGGGGGTTCCGGTGGTGTCTCCTGGGTGGCGATCTCCGCTTCCAGGGCTTCCACTTCGTCCGCCTGCCGCTTCACGGCATCGGGCACTCGCGTATTCATTCACGTCTCCAGCTGCAACTCGGGGGTCGGCCGGGGCCGGTGTCCCTTAATGGTCAGCTACGTCAGCGTGGCCTGATGGCCCAGCTGTTTCAGCTGGTCGCGTGCGGTCAGCACGGCCTGCCGAAGCTCGCGGAGGGTGGCCAGTCGGCCCCGAAGCTCATGGGCGTCTGCGTCGATCCGCGCGCCCAGTAGCCTCATGGTGACGGCCTCGATCTCCGCCTTGAACATCTCGTCCACGTGGGGCCACCTCGGGGTCTCCTGCAGCTGGGCTAAGCCAGCGAGGGCGGCCGTGGACGGCTTGGTGAACACGGGGCGACGCTGGTGTCAGCCGCCCTATTTGTCAAGCCAAGTCAGTGACCGGTGCGCCATCCATGAGCTTTTGCTGGTTGCCCTCGGTCGCGCCGGGGCCGGGCGGGGTGCCGCCCTGCAGTCCGCCCTCGGCCGGACTGCCGCCTTCCGGCGGGGCCTGGGCGGCCTGCTGGGCCTGCATCGCCTGCTGGACCTGCATCTTCTGGCGCAACGTGTCGATGTCGGGGACCACCTTGTCGGTGTCCATCTGCAACGTCTTGGCGGTCTCGCGCAACACGGCGGCGCGGCCCTCGATGCCCATGATCTGCATGTCGGTCGGGTTGGCCGTGGCCGCCAGGAACTCGTTGCGGCGGACCTGGGCGGCCTCCTTGGCCACGAGGTTGGACGCGCCGCGCGCGACGATGGTGACGTCGCCCTTCAACTCGGGGTCGGTCTCGTAGCGCATGTTGAAGTAGTAGAGGCGCTCCAGCAGCGGCTCCATGACGTTGAGGTCGATGTTCTTGATAACGCTGGTGATCATCTTCCCGGCGTTGGACATCAGCATGCTGAGGCCGGACGCGGTGCGCCCCGCCCCCTGGGCGTTGCTGTCGCCGGTCATGTAGCGCGGGATGCCCGAGTACTCGTCGGCCATGGTGGTGAACTTGTCGAACAGCTGCATCAGGTCGGGCAGCGTCGACTGCGGCTGGAAGAACCGGATCGGCGGGTCGGAGGTGCTGCCGCCCATCGGGTCGGAGTTCAGCTGCCAGATGCGCCACGGCTTCAGCTGGGTGATCTGCTCGCCGGGCGCGATGCGGTCGGTCAGGATGCCCACCTGGGGGCCGCTGCTCAGGGCCGCGTTGTTGATCATCGAGCGGGCGGCCGCGTTGACGATGTCCTGCGGGTCCTTGACCAAGTCGGCCACCGAGTTGCCCCAGAAGGAGCCCGGCACCCGCTCGTAGCTGGTGGCGTAGTAGGGCCGCCGGTTCAGCGGGTCGGGGTTCAATGTCGCCTTGATGACGTAGGGCCCGATGCTCCACGCCTCGACCTGATACTCCTTCGTCGCCTCGGGGATTTGGACCTTGGTCATCCCCCAGTCGAGCAGCAGCTGGCCCTGCACCGAGCCCCAGTACTGCAGGGCGTCGATGGTCCCGTCGGGGTTGGACATCAGGGTGGTGTTGTTGCGGCCCGCTGCATCCTCGGCGTCGGCGTCGTCGTACAACCACATGCGCATGCCGTTCAGGCCGTAGTTCTCCAGCACCATGCGGATGGCCCCGTCGTCGTAGCCGGGCACCCCGATCATCTCCTGCAGGTCCTGCCTCGACAGCCCGTGCTTCTCGATGAAGTCGCCGTCCTCGGGGGTGGTCGCCCCCGGCGACGGGTAGCACTTGAACGGGTCGACCCGCTCCCACTCCTTGCAGAGTTTCGACTGGACGACCGCCTCGCCGTTCTCGCCCCAGGTCAGGTAGGGCTTCACCCGGATCACCGGCCCCTTCACCACCGCCGTCGGGAAGGTGGTGAGGTCGTTGATGAACTCGTCGAGGGCCTGCATGAAGCCGCCCTCCAGCAGCTGGTCCTCCATCTTGGTGGCCATCCGCTCGACGCGCTTGCCCGCCTCCTCGCGCAGGGCGGCCTTCACCCGGTCGCGCATCATCGAGATCATCTTGACCGTGGCCATCGGGTCGGGCGCTTCGCCCATCCCCTGCTGGGCGGCCAGCATCTGCTCCTTCAGCGGGCCCTGCGCGGCCTCCATGATCAGGTCGTTGATCTCCGGCGGCAGGTCCGGCTCCGGCGTCGCCTTGACCGACCACGGGCGATCCTCGCCGGTGGTCATCATCACGTCGCGTATCCAGGCGGCGGCGGCGCGGCACTTGTGCCCGGTCAGCCCGGCGAACACCTCGCTGCCACCCTCGGACTGGATGGCCGCCAGCTTCTGCGGGTCGTACACCGAGCGACGCGCCCGCATGTTGGCCAGCATGCGCTGCTCGATGTCGCCGAACCGGCGCGCGTCGCGCGCGACGCTGAACTTGTGCTTGATGTGCCCGGCCAGCCCGGTGATCAGCGGCGCGGCCTGCCGCGCCTCGGCGGCGCTGCGGTCGTCCTCGTCGCGCTGCTGCAGCGCCCCGAGCGACATGGCGCGCATGCCGGGGTTCTGCAGGACGACGACGTTGTTGCCCGGCGACGAGGCCGGGGTGGCGGGCCCATAGGCCGGGCCCAGCGGGTTGCCCGCCTGGGGGGCGGGAGAGGGGGTCAGGCCGCCCCCACCGGGCATCGCACCTATGGCCATGCGCTATCCTCTCACGTCCAGCCCAGGCTCGGAACCTTGATCACCGGGCGCGCGGCCTGCCGGGCTTGGTAGTCGCCGCCCTGGTCGGCGTCGGCATGCAGGCACGCGTACTGGTCGGCGTCGGCGATGTGGCTGGAGAGGCCCTTGTCGGGGCTGTCCTCGTGCTCGCCGTTCTTCTTGACCTTGTAGCGGTAGCCGCCCCGGTAGGCGCTGATCAGCACCTTCGCCCCCTCTGGGCACAGCAGCCTTCTGGGGCCGCCGTCGGTCTGGAGGTTGAGGAACTTCTCGACGGCGGCGATGCGCGCGGCGGTCACGTTGGTCCTGGCCGCGATCACCTTCAGCCGCGCTTTCCTGACCATCTCGAAGCACGTCCGTTCGTCAGTCTGCGCCCTTGCCTGCCCGGCCGGATCGCCCACCACCAGCACTTGGAACCCCGGAAACTTGCTGGCCAGCAGCGGCTTGAGCTTGCTGTCGATGAACCGCTCGATGCCCATGTTGTCGGAGGTGAGGGCGTCATAGGTCAGGAACCTCCCGCGCAGGTCCAGCTGGTTGATGGTGGCGCTTGGGTTGAGCCCGAAGTCCATGCCGATGATCAGCGGCCGGTCGGGCATGCGGATGGGGGTGAGCCGCGACTTGGCGACGTGGAAGTCCTGCCGGAACGTGCGGTAGACGGGCAGCCCGGCCAGGGTGCGGCCGAACTTGGCGTGAATGTAGACGTCGATCCAGTCCTGCCCCTTCCCCTTCATCAGGTTGGGGTAGTAGTCCTGCGGCAGGTACTCCAGCCAGTCGGCCTCGGCCGACATCCCCGACGGCTGGATATACACCCCGACGTTGTCCGGCGGGTCGATCAGCAGCTGCTCCCAGCCGGTGTCCATGTCGGGCGGGTTGGACGCCCCCCAGATGTGCATGTTGGGGGCGCCGTCGTCCTTCACGCAGCCGACGCCGTTGTCGAGCTTGCTCGGGTAGCGGCCGACGCGCCCCTGCAGGGCTTCGAAGATGGGAATGCCGATCTCGCGGAACTCGTCGAGGATGCCGAACGAGGTCTGCAGGCTAAGCAAACGTCTCACGTCGTTGTGGTCGTCGAGGCCGCGAAAAAGTACCTCACACTCAACATTACCAAAGCGTAGCATGAACTTGAAGTCGGTGCGCAGGTAGCTCCCGGCGATGCCGTCGGGGAACCAGCGCAGGAAGTCGGGCACCGAGGTGTCCTTCAGCTGCTCCTTGGTGTTGCGCACCCACACCGCCTTCGAGCGGCGGATGCCGTCACGGCACGCCGCCATCTGGCTGGCGTGGTACGCGATCTTCATGATGGCGGCGGTGGTCTTGGTCGACCCGACCGGCCCGACCACCAGTTCAATGAACTTCTCCCCCAGGAAGAAGGGGGTCACGGAGCCGACCGGCGTGTAGGTGAGGGTCTCGGTCACTTAGGTGTCAGCGCCTGCTCCAAGGTCTGCCCCTGTCGTAGCCGCCACTTCACCGTAGCGTGCTTGACGCCATGCTTCTCACACAACTGCGGCAGCGTCATCCCATGCTGCTGGATGAAGCTCTGACGCGGGACGACCGGGGTCGCCAGCGCCTCCTCCAGCGTCATACCCCTGAGCATCCGCACCGAGACGGTGCTGTTGGCGACCCCTTGCCGTCGTGATGTCTCGCGAACGGAGGTGTTGAAGGCGGTGTTGAAGACCGGCCGCAGGGCACGGATCAGGTCCGCCTCGTACATCCGCCAGTCCTGCGCCCGGCAGACCAGCAGGCGCTTCACCTCGAACGCCGCCTCGCCGAAGGCGTCCCACGCCGCCTGTAGCCGGGTCGAGGAGTGCTTGCCCGCGCGCAGGTCGCGGCGGTGGTAGGTCCACCGGAGGCCGGGCTGCGTCGTCGCGCCGATGTAGGTGTCGCCGGTGGCGACGTGGACGATGGCATAGATGCAGGCGGTCATGCCTGCATCTAATGCGGTAAATTACTGCAAGGTCAACCCTGCAAAAGACGCATCCACGTGCCTTCGAGGGTGCTGATGTACACCGCTCCGAGGCCATTGGCCTGGGCCAGGGACGCCGCGCCGTTGATGGTGGCTCCACCCCATCCCCAGACGGTCATGCTGGCCGCGCCCTGGTTCTGGATGACGATCATGTCGCCGCCCTGGGTGAGCGGCAGGGTGATGCTGTCGGCGGCCGTGGCCACGGCCGAGACCTTCACGAACGGCGCTTTGACGACGCTCAGGCCGTTGGGGTCGGTCTCGGCTCCACCGCCCACCTTGGCGGCGGCGATGATCTGCTTGGGGCCGGGCGGGG